CGCCTAACAGCTGGAAAACGACACTAACCACACTAGAGCCGATAATAGACGGCTTTATACTAGACTCAAGCCTATACGGGGTGCTAGACACCGGCGTATTGGCCTATTAGGGGGTAACAATGGCAGCGGGCTTAGGATTTAAGACCTTTACTACAGGTGAGGTTTTAACAGCCGCCGACGTAAACGGCTATTTAATGCAAGGCGTATTAGTTTTTGCTAGTGAGGCAGCTAGAAACTCTGCAATAACTAGCCCACAAGAAGGCCAGTTTGCATTTACTAAAGATACTAACAGCTTATGGTATTACACAGGTAGCGCGTGGGCAGCTAGCGGCGCAACAGGTGATATAGAGGGCGTTACAGCTGGTACAGGTATTAGCGGCGGTGGCACTAGCGGCACAGTAACTATTACTAACTCTATGGCTACAGAAATTACAGCTAAAGCCGATTTAATTGTAGGCACAGGTAACGCAGCATTTGATAATTTAGCAGTAGGTGCAAACGGCACAGTTTTAACAGCCGATAGCACAGTATCACCAACAGGGTTGAAATGGGCTGCCCCTGCTGCTGGTTCTTTAACTCTAATTGCTAGCGGTTCTCTTAGCGGTTCAACTTTTACAATAAGTAGCATACCTCAGACTTACTCAGATATTAGACTTTATCTATTTAATTGGTCTGCCAATAATAATGGTGATTTAGTCTGGAAAATAAATAACACTACGGCCAATACTTACTACTATATTGCCTCAAGCAACGCTGCCATAAATAATACGGGGACAGGCGGGAGCGGTATTAGGTTATCTTCTAGCATAACTCAAGCCGCTTATACTTCTAATATGGGTTGTTTAGAAATATTAAATTACACTAGCACTACTGCTTTCAAACCTATTCGCGGATTTTCATTAAATCAACAAAATGGGCCTTATCTTGAGTCTTATTATGGTGGTGGCGCATTTGCTGACAACACAGCTGTCACCAGTATTGTTTTAGACCCTGAGTCAACTAACACTTTTGATAATGGAACTTACGCTCTCTATGGCATTAACTAAGAATTGAGGAACAATGATACGCGTTGAACACAATGTCACAACTGGTCAGATTTTAGAAATTGAACTAACACCTAAAGAAATTGAAGAAAAACAAGCACAGGCCGCTTTAGTCGCAGCAGAAAAAGCTGAGGCACAAGCCAAACGCCAAACCGCCCTGGCTAAACTTGCAGCTTTAGGGCTTGAACAAGATGATGTAAAGGCTCTTGGCCTCTAGCATAATCCCTCAATATTATTCTAAAATAAATTACTATGCTAACGAGCTATAACGGCTGGCCTGCCAGTAAAGACCCGGCAGAAATAGGCATAAAGAGTTATCCAGTACCCGGCACTAATAGGAAACTTAGATGCGCTGAGGCTGTAGCACCTTTGCTAGTAGGTTTTGCCGCTGAGTTCCACGCGCTAATAGAGCCAATAGATGAAGGCGGCCTAGATGAGTGGGGCTACGCATTTAGAGATGTAAGGGGCGTGGTCGGTAAACTTAGCTGCCATAGCAGCGGTACAGCTATAGACCTAAACGCTACTAAACACCCGCTGACTAAACGCGGTACATTTCCAACTGAGAAAGTGCCAATGATTAAGGCGCTATGTAAAAAGTACGGGCTAACCTGGGGCGGCGAGTGGACACGCGCGGATGAAATGCACTTTGAGGTAGCTGTAAATGAGGCTAAAGCCGCTAAGATAATCTCAAAGTTAGGATTAACAAATGCCAATTAGTACGCAGGTAACTATAACTACAACCGCTAGCATTATTGTATCTGCCAATTCTTACAAAAATATTTATTTACATAATTTAGGCGGTGGAGCTATTTACTTAGGCGGGTCAAACGTAACTACTAGCAACGGCTATAAGCTAGATAACGGCGATAAATTAACTCTTATTATTGGGGATACAGAGGCATTATATGGCGTTGCTGCTAGCGGTACTCATACGTTAGCGGTACTTGCACAAAAATAACTAAGGGGCATTTAGGAGCAAAAATGAACAAGAAAAAACTAGAGGCGGCTGCGTGGAGCTATGGGCGCGCCGCGTTAGCAAGCGTTGCAGCTCTATACTTATCCGGGATTACAGACCCTAAAATATTGGCTAACGCCTTTATTGCCGGTTTGATAGGCCCATTAGTGAAAGCATTACAGCCTAACGAAAAGCAATACGGCATAGGCGCTAAGTAGTGCGAGCCCTGCTAGGGGCTCTGGTACTTACAATGCTCTTAGCAGGGTGCGGCTATGACGGCTGGGTTAGGTATCCGTGCCAGAATTATGAAAACTGGGAAAAGCCAGAGTGTAACCCGCCTCAATGCAGAGCAACGGGCATATGTACAGAGGACTTAATTAACTCTAATGAGTAGAGAACGTATAAAATTAACGCCCGAGGACATACACGCCCGGCTAATCTTCTTTATAGGCGCTGTGTTAGCTGTAACCTTTTTAACTATAACTACAGGCGCGGTATATGCCCTAGTATTTGTAACACAGCCAATAGGCCAGCAAGCGCCAAATGATAGGGACTTTATACAGCTGTTACAGACCCTAGCTATATTTTTAACAGGCGCTCTAGGCGGGGTACTTGCTGGTAATGGGCTTAAATCTAAGGCTGATAAAGACACAATGAAAGACACGCCGCTAGAAAGCTAGCAATATGTCTTAGGTATAGGTCATACTTTTACTACACGCTGAGAGGGCTACTTAGTGTAGTAGTTTTATCAGCCTTAACAAAGGGTGATTTATGTTAGCGGATTTAGCAGTAATTACATTAACGGTGCTAATCGTAGGGCTATTTATGCTTGGCGCTTACCGTACGGGATACAGAGAAGGCCACGGTGACGGTTACCTTAGAGGGCGCAATATAGCTAAGGCCTTAAAAGAGGTAAACAAATGAGCTTTCTAGACGGCTACGAAGATGTAAACGCTCGTATTAAAAGAGCGCGTACAGAGTACCCGGGCTTGCGATTAGTAGCCTACATAGAGGACATAGACTTAAAAAACGGTTATATCTTAATTAGAGCTGAGGCGTATAAAAACTACGAAGATGATAAGCCAAGCGCTGTAGATTATGCCCTAGAGGTTAGGTCAGAACGTGGCGTAAATGCTAATTTTTGGGTAGAAAATTGCGTTACCTCTGCCTATGGGCGTGTTATTGGCTTGCTAAGCCCGGGCGGTGTTGGTAGGCCTACACGGCAAGATATGGAGAAGGTAGAGGCTATGCAAGCCCCATTACAGACACGCGGGGCAGGCGGTGCAGTACCAAGCGCGGCTGAGTCAATAAGCGCTCTAAAGGCCAAACTAGGGGCAGAGCCAATGCCAGAGCCGCCAATATGTAAACACGGTCATAGAGTCCTAATTGAAGGTTTGTCTAATAAAACAGGCAAGCCATATAAAGGCTATATGTGCCCCGATAAAGTCAAAGCTAACCAATGCGAGCCAGTTTGGCTAAGGCAGTATGGCGATAAATGGCTAAGGCCAGATGACCACGCAGAGGTCTTATTAGAGGCCGGGCGTAACCTAGACCCGGTAGCCGAGCGCGAGCCTGTACCAGATGAGCTATTAAGCGATACAGAGAGGGCTAACCGTGCAACCAATTAGACAGACAGAGCTAGGTTTAGAGCGTGAAGCTAAAGTAGCTAATTACTTAACTACGGTATATCCGTGGGTATTGACCCCTACGCCTAAATACTATTTTACCGATTTCCACATAAACGAAAAACAGGGTAACGGCTTTGAAAGCTACATAGGTGATTTAGAGGTTTTATGGTGTAACTATTCTTACACACAGCCTACCTTTGTAGCCTATACAAAGCTGCAACAAATGAGCATACTGCCGCTGTTCAAAGACTTAGAAAGCGCCTATCACCGGCTAGTCTTTAGGTTTACAGACGGCCTATTTATAGTGCCAGTAGAGGCCCTGCAACCGTTTAGGCCTATTGTACATAATCACTTTGTACGTGAAGATGTAACAAAGCTAGTAGTACGCCTAGAGCTTGCTAACTATATGCAATTTCATCACCCGATAATTATTAGATAATGGGGTTAAAAACTATGCTTTACATAGAGGCTAAATGCAGACAATGCAAGACGGCTACTTTGCAGTTAGAGCGCGTAGTATCTGACCACCTGCCACCTAACGTTAAATGCTTACAATGCACAAGATGTGGGCTACTAGATATAACGTTGGTAGATGTGGATAACGCCCGGCAGGTACACAATTAAGTTATCCACAGGGGCTAAAAACCTGTGGACAACACGCCCAAGCCCTGCTCAAGTTATCCACAATTTAACTAAATGCTTGACTTATCGGGTACGCTGTCTGCGCGGAACGCAAGCCCCGAAGGGCGCTAGCTTGCGAACGCTGCGACAGCTAGGGCTACAGTTCTGCCTAATCTTAGGCTTGCTATCTTTACAGACCTTACCCGTAAAGGCTGATATAAACGCTATAGATGCTTACAAGATCTATGCTCATATTAAAATAGGTTCATATAAAGAGTTTGTATGTATTGAGAAGCTATGGACTAAGGAAAGTAATTGGCGGCCTAAAG